GTGACCGCATCCTGCGGGCTGTGCGAGCGGCAGCTGGAGCACGGCTATCTGTGCCCCGGCTGCACTCTCGGCACCGCCCAGCGACTCGACCGCGCGCCGCGCCTGTACGAGGCGCTCGCCGCATTCCTCCACCCCGCCGGGCGGCGCCCCGAGTTCGGTCGCTCCGCCCGCTCCGAGGCACCGCTACCGATCGCCGAGCCCGCCTTCAACCTGCGCGGTCCCGGCGGCATCGTCGGCGTCCTCGAGGACTGGCGCTCCGCCATGCAGGCCGACCGCGGCTGGGGCCAGCCCGTCATCGACGGCACCACCGAGCGCCGGGTGGCGGTCGCCGCCCGGGCGCTGTCCATCAACATCGAATGGATCGCCTCGTCGTGGCCGATGGCCGGTGCGTTCGCCGAGGAGATCCGCGACCTCGAGCGGGACGTCGCCTCGATCGTCAATCCGCGCGACCCGAAGGACCGGCCGCGCCGCCTGGGCTACTGCCCGACGCTGCTCGACGAGGTCCTGTGCGGGGCGGTCGTGGCGCTACTGCCCGGACGGACGTCGGTGTCGTGCAGCTGGTGCGGCGCCGAGTGGCCGCCCGAGAAGTGGCTCGCCCTCGCCCAGGCGCAGACGGACAACAAGGAGGCCTTGGAGGCCCGGCAGAAGGAGGCGTCCTGATGGCGTCCTACGTGACGTGCCGCGTGCTGACTGGCCGCGGGAACCAGTGCACGGGCGAGGCGGTCGACCCGTCCGCCGAACTGAAGATCTGCGCGCGGCACTTGGCGGAGGCGCAGCGCCTGATCCGCGAGGCGTTCCAGCGGGCGGGGAAGGCGAGCGACTCGCCGTGAACACCTTGACCCAGATAAGCACCCCTGCTTATATTTGTGGTCAGGCAGTCACCTCCGGTACGAGGAGGGACGTGACTACGTGGAGAGAACGGCACGACGAGGCCGTCCGCAAGCAAGAAGCCGCACAGCAGGCCTACCGAGAAGCCACCGACGAACGGGCTCAAGCCCTACTCGACGGAGTCGCTGAACTCGGCACCCAGACCGCCGTCGCCCAAGCGCTCGGCGTCAAGACACCCAGCGTCAACCAGGCCATCCGCGCCTACCAGAAGAAGACCGAGTAGCACCCGCTACTGAAGACGGCCCAAGGCCGGCGCGCCAACGCCGACCAAGGGCCTGACCGAAGCCCACTTCCTGACTAGACCAGGAGGAGATCCGGCTATGGCCGATCTTTCCATGCCCGCATATCCGGGCGACAGCGACCCGGACAAGGAGGAAGCGCTGCGCCACACCGGCGCAAGCCGCTTCCAGATGACCGACCGCGACCGCTACCGCGTCACCCAGGCCCGCGCCGAGCTGGACGCGCTGGAGACCCTCGACCTGGGCGACGACCGGGCGATGGCCCGCGCCCTCGGCCGCATCGAGGTCGCCCTCCAGCAGCTCGTCGAGATGGTCGACGAGGCGGTGGCCGAATGAGCACCGAGCCCCGCACCGTCACCCTCGCCACCCTCGACCACGGGGACGTCATCCTCCCGGAGCCGGACTGGTGCCGCGGCCACGCCGACCACCGGCCCGACACGTATCGGGCGGACATCACGCACTACGCCCCGCAGGTCGACCTCCGCCACCGCGGCCGGGCCATCGGCTTCGCCGCCATCGCACAGGCCCCCTGCGCCGAGCGCAGCGCCCGCAACATCCGCGGATACGTCGTCCTCTCCTACGAGAGTGCCGACGGATTCGACCCGGCCGGGCTGTACGACCTCGCCGCCGAACTCGACATGCACGCCGACCGGCTCCGCGCCCTCGCCGACCAGCTCGACACGATCCTCGGCGGAGGTAGCCAGTGACCGCCCGCGAACTCACCCAGGGACAGGCCGTCGTCCTCGGCGTCGCGGCCGCCGCCATGGTCGCCGTCGGCGGCTTCGGCGCCTGGGGCACCTACACCAACGCCGTCACCGAGTTCCACCGCCAGGCCACCGCCGCCGGCGTCGTCGCCGCGGGCGAGGGCCTCACCCTGATCCTCGCCCTGGTCATGCTCGGCCGGACCATGCTCGGCATGGCCTCGCCCAGCATCGTCCGGACGGGGATGTGGGTGGCCCCGGTCTCCGCGAGCGGGATCGGCGTCGCCATCGCCAACAACGCCCGCGAGGCGGCCGTGTACGCGGTCACTCCGCTGGCCATGTCCGGTGCCGCCGAAGGCCTCGGGCTGATCGCCCGCTCGATCGTCGTCTACCGCACCGGGCTGGACGCCGAGACGATGCGCCGCAACGCCGACGCTGCCCGGCAGCTCGCGTTCCACCGGGCGGTCGCCGACGGCCACCCCGACGAGTGGAAGCGCAAGGGTGCCGTCCGCCGGTACTGGCGGCTCGCCAGACACGTCGGCGTCGGGGACGCCGAGCTCGGCGCCGGCCTGGTCGACGTGCAGCGCGTCCGCGTCCGTGAGGGAGCTGATGCGGCCCTCGCATCCATGTACGGCGCCCCGGTCCCGGCCGCCGAGACCGCCCCCTCCGCCCGCTCCCGGACCGCCTCGGCCACGGAGGTGCTGCGCGAGCGGTTCGCCGAGATGGACCCGGCGGACGCGATCCAGCTCGCCCACGATGCACGCCCTGATGCGCCGCCTGCCGAACTCGCCACGCTGCTCGACACCTACGGGGTGCCCGTGGACCCGGTCGCCGTCGCCCTGGTGCTCGGACAGCGGGCCCCGGAGTACGAGGTGCATCGACCTGATGCGCCTGATGCGCCGCAGGTCAGTGAGCTGGAGCCGCTGAACGTGGAGGGGGTCGTCGTCGAAGCCGCATCCATCCTCGGCCCCGATGCATCCGCCCGCGAGATCGCCGAGCACGTCGCCCGGCACCGCCGCCTCGTCGTCACCGAGCCGTACATCCGCACCGCCCTGTCGAGGGCCGCGAAGAAGCCCCAGCCCGACCCGAAGCCCGACCCGATGGAAGGTGGATACGCATGATGCGCGTCCTGTTCGGCCTGGTCCTCGCACTCCTCGTCGCGTACCCGCCGCTCTTCAACCTCGCCCTGTCCGGCACCACCAAAGCCGCGTCCTACCCCCCGCTGCTCGCCTTCGCCGTTGGCGTCCTCCTGTGGCCGGACCTGGCCCGCCGCGTAAAGGGGTGGGTGAAGTGACCGAGCCCACCCCGTCCAACCTGCCCGCGGCGTACCGGCAGTACCTCGAGCCGGCCGCCCACCACCGCCCGCCGAACGTCCTCTACGACCAGCAGGGCCGCCCCGTCCACTTCACCATCGGCCAGCCGCCGGCCCCGCTCGTCGTCCAGGCTCCGATCCAGCAGGGCCTGGACCCGGCACTGCAGCGGCTGATCATCGTGACCTTCCTGATCCTCGCCGTGGTCGTCGTCTGCACGGCCGCCGTCTGCGCGGTCGTCGTACTCGTCGGCGGCACGCTGATCGGGATCATCGGCACCGTCTCCGCGAACCTCCCGATGATCGGCGTCTCCCTGGTGGGCGTGATCCTCGCCGCCGGGTGGGCCGCCTCCAGGCTCCGCACTGCCAAAAAGCCTCGCTGACCAGGAGAAAGACGTGAACCGAAAAGCACACATCGACCTGGCCGACGCCGCCGTCACCCGGGCTGAGCGGCTCGCCGGTGACGCCGAGACCGCCGCCAAGGGCGACGCTCGGCACAAGGCCGAACCGATCGCCGCAGTCGGCTCCCTGTGGGCCGCCATCGCCGACACCCACACCCGCATCGCCCGTCTGCTCCCCGACACCACCCCGGAGGCCTGACCATGCCCGCCTCGTACACCCCGGCCGAGAAGCGCCGCAAGTTCTGGCTCGTCGCCAAGGCCGGCAAGCAGAGCCTGGCCGGGGACCGGAACGTCGACACGATCGACCCCAAGGTCAAGGCCGAGGTCGAGCGCATCGACCGGCGCGCCGAGGAGCGCGGCAGGGCCGAGGTCGCCGAGCTGGAGCGCCGCCTCAGCCAGGCCCGCCGGGACGCCGCGAGCGCCAAGGTCACCATGCGCACCAGCAGCGGCCCCGAGCGGGCCGCCGCCCGCCGCCAGATGCAGGAATACGAGCAGACCGCCCGCCGCATCGAGCGCGAGCTCCGCCGCTACCAGTAACTCCGCCCCGGGGACGGCGTCCCACCGCCAAGCAAGCCGCCGTCCCCGGGCGTCCCACACCTCACCGAGAGGCAGGACCAGCACAGCATGACCGAGACCGTGATCCATCTCCACAAGGACAGCCCCCCGGCCCCCGACGCCTTCACCGACGAGGCCCGCGGCACCCTGACCGAGACCATCATCGACGTCGTCCACGACGCCGAGCCCCGCCCCGTCGACCCGCCCGCCGGCCCCGCCCCGGCCGACTCGTGGATCGCCGAACGGCAGGCGTACCTCGCCGAGGCCCCGCCCGTCGTCCCCACCTTCCTGCGCAACGCCGCCGAGTTCGTGAACGCCGCCCGCTGGACCGCGTCCTACTACGGCCACGTCACCGCCTTCCACGCCATCCGCCTGCCCGTCTACGCCCTGCGCCTGCTCACCCGCGCACCCCGCGGCCTCGCCCGCATGATCCTGCGCTGGGGCCGCTGGGTCGCCGACACCGAGGCCCGGCCCGTCGAGGCCAAGGCCGCGGCGTCCGCGGACATCGAGGCCTGGCTCACCCTGTCCCGCGAGCACTCCCGCCGCGTCCGTCCGCGCCGCGTCGCCTCCCTGGCCGTCGCCACGGCCACCGGCATCACCACCCTGGTCGGCTGCTTCCTGTCCCCCGGCTGGACGCTCACCGCCACCCTCGCCGCCGCCACCCTCGTCGGCCTCAACGGCAAGAAGCACGACAGCCGCCCCCTGGTCACCCGCTACGTCGCCACCAACGTGCTCCGCCGCCTCGACTCCACCGAGGTCATCGACGCGCTCGCCGCCATCGGCATCGAGGGCAAGAAGGGGCGCCGCGGCGTCGAGTTCGCCGCCGAGGTCATGCGCGACGGCCCCGGATGGCGCGCCGAGGTCGATCTGCCCCCGGGCATCGAGGCCACCGCCGTCCTGGAGAAGCGGGCCGCGCTCGCCGCGGCCATGCGACGCCCCATCAGCACCGTATGGCCGTCCGCCGACCGCACTGCCCACCCCGGCCGCCTCGTCCTCTGGGTCGCCCAACGCGACCCCGCCAAGGCCGGCCGTAAGCTGTGGCCGCTCATGAAGCAGGGCACCGCCGACGTGTACGAGCCGCTCCCCTACGGCTTCGACCCGCGCGGCAACCTCATCGAGATCACCCTCATGTACTCCAACCTGCTCGTCGGCGGCATCCCCGGCTCCGGCAAGACGAGCTGCGCGCTCGCCATCGTCCTCGGCGTCGCCCTCGACCCCACCGCCGAACTGTGGATCTACGAGCTGAAGGGCTCCGGCGACCTCGACTCGGTCAAGCCCGTCTGCCACCGCTACGTCTCCGGCGACGAGGACGAGGACCTGGAAGCCGCCCTCGCCGGGATGCGCTCCGGCATCGCCGAGTACCAGCGGCGTGCCAAGTTCATCAAGAGCCTGCCCGCCTCCGAGGTCCCCGACGGCCGCCGCGTCACCCGCGCCCTCGCCGAGAAGTACCCCGAGCAGCGCCTCGGCCCCCGCGTCATCGTCATCGACGAGGTACAGGAACTCTTCACCCACGCCGACTACAAGGACGAGGCCGCCGCCCTGGCCACCCGCCTGATCAAGAAGGGCCGCGCCTACGGGCTGATCCTCATCCTGCTCACCCAGAACCCCGACGCCCCGTCCCTGCCCTCCAGCGTCTCCAGCTCGGTCGGCACCCGCCTGTGCCTCGCCGTCATGGACTGGCGCGCCAACAACAACGTGCTGGGTACCGGCGCCTACGACCGCGGCCTGCGCGCCACCGACATCAGCATCGACGAGCAGGGCACCGGCATCCTCGCCCGCGGCCGCGAAGGCTTCACCGTCCGCGCCGCGTTCATCAAGCAGACCGAGGCCGAGGACATCGGCAAGCGCGCCCTGGCGCTCCGCATGGCCGCCGGCACCCTCACCGGGCAGGCGGTCGGCGCCGCCGTCGAGGAGCAGGACGTCGAGACGATCCTCGACCACCTGCGCGCCATCTGGCCGGACGGAGTCGAGACCGTCCACTCCCACCGGCTCGTCGAGGCCCTCGCCGCCTACCGGGCCGACCTGTACCGGCCGTGGCTCGACATGGACGCCGCAGGGGCCTCGACCGCGCTGAGCGCCGCGCTGAAGCCGTTCAAGGTGTCCACCCGGCAGCTCACGATCCGCGAGTGCTGCGGCGGCGCCAAGGGCCTCCGGTACGCCGATCTCCCGGCCGCCGAGGACGGCGAATAGGACCCTCCGAACCGGTTTCGGATCAAGCCCATGGTTTCACCTTGATCCGAAACCGGTTTCGCCCCCGATATCGGGTGTGCGCTGGGAAGTTTCGAGTTTCGGGCCCTCCCATGCGAGCCCCGATCCAGCCCGGAACCGGCCTCCGGGACAGTGCTCCTGAGGGACACCGCTGCCGCATCATGGAGGCATGGAGTCGCAGATGATCCGGCCCGGCCACCTCACCGCCCACCAGACCGCCCGCACCCTCGGCATCAGCCTCGACGGCGTCCGCCAGCTCGTCCGCCGCGGCCAGCTCACCCGCTCCGGCGGCACCCCCCGACAGGCCTGGTACGCCGTCAAAGACGTCGCCGCTCTCCAGGCCAAACGCCAGGAGCGCGACGCCGCTTGACCGCAGGTCAGCGCGGTGTCACGATCTGCGTGTACAACTGTGCCCTCAACCAGCACCACAGACGCACACGAAGCCCCGGCCGAGTTCCTACCGGCCGGGGCTTCGTCGTGCCGGCAGACCTACAGGCTGTCGAGGATCTGCCCGCGCCGCTGCTCATACTCCTCGTCCGACACCAGCCCCTGGCCGCGCAGCTGATCGAGAGTTGCCAACCGGCTCGCAATGTCCTGACCGGGGGCCGGAGCGGGAGCCGCTGCAGGGCCAGCAGCCGGTGCGCCCGGCGCCGTCCCCTGAGCGATATGCCGGCGCAGTTCGTCGGCCAAGGCCTTGCCCTGGTCCTTCGGCATGCTCTTGATGTCCGCCCGGTTGCCCGACGTGTACACAGTGAGCGTGCCCAGCAACATGCCGCCCTGCCACTGCACCGAGGAGACCTTCCCGTAGGGGAAGTCCTCGACGGTCTGCTGCATGATCCCGTTCTTGTAGAAGATCAGCCGCAGATTCGTCATCGCGATCAGCCCGGCCCCGCCGCCGTACTGACCGGTCGCGAGCATCTCGACCGTCTCGCCCTCCCACAGCACCTCGGGCAACCGCTGGATCTCACGCTTGGATCCCAGAGTGCTGCTCAGCTTTGCGGCCGCAGCATCGATGTCCGGTCTCACGTTGAACGTCGCCATCGACGTCCCCCCTCCTGAATCGTGCCCGGATCGTACCGACCTGCCCGCAAGCACACAGCAGCAACAGCAAGCTGATCAGTCATCCGAGGTGACCGTGGCCACTGACCGTAGCGAGCTCACGTCCTACGGATGGCGCCAGCTCCGCGCCCGCACCCTCGCCGCATCCGACATCTGCATCGTCTGCGGCCACGGCGGCAGCGACACCGTCGACCACATCCACCCGGTCAGCAAGGGCGGCGCCCGCCTCGACCCCGACAACGTGGCGCCGATCCATGGCGTGGCCGGCTGCCCCACCTGCCTCCGCAAGTGCAACTCGGAGAAGGGCGACAAGCCCCTCGCCGACGTCGTCCAGCTGGCGACATCCGTGGACTGGTTCGCTGGGCCGTAGACCTGGAAACGTGCAGGTCAGAGGCTCGAATCGATCAAGCAAAACCGCAGGTCAGAAGCCTGATCCGGCTGAGATCGGCCGGGTTTTTTAGGAAAGATCATCTTCTCAACCCCGCGCCCAGCTTTCATTTTTCTCTCCCCGGGCCAGTGACCCCCGGACGATCATGAAAGGGGGCGTCATGGGCCCCGTCGAGAAGGCCGTCCGGGACGACGTCGAGCAGCTCGGCGACCTGGCCGGCGTCGAGCCGTCGCTGTCCGAGATGGCGTACACACTCGCGCGGTCGATCGACACCGCAGCGAGCGGCGAGTGCCAGACCTGCGGGGAAGCCGTGGCCGGCGCCGACGACGGACGGTCCCTGCCCCAGTTGAACCGCGAGCTCCGGCAGACGCTCGCCCAGCTGCTGGAGGGGCGGGCCGCTGAAGATGACGACGACCTCGGAGACCTGGGCTCCCCCGAGTAGCTTCGCCGAGGATCTGTACGAGCGGTACGGCCTGACCTGCCCGCCACGCTGGGGGACGCCGCGGCACCCGGACCGGCCATCGCTCGGGCCGAAGCTGTGGAAGGTCATGGAGCGGCTCGGCGCCCCGCCGATGCCGTGGCAGAAGTACGTGTCCGACGTCGCCCTGGAGATCGACCCGGCCACGGGCCGCTTCGCGCACCGCGAGGTCGGCCTGTCCGTCTCCCGGCAGCAGGGCAAGACCGAGTTGTGCCTGGCCGCCCAGGTCCACCGGGCCCTGGCGTTCCCTGGGCAGAACATCGTGTACGCCGCCCAGACCCGCAACGATGCGCGTAAGCGCTGGGAGGACGAGTTCTGGGAGAAGATCTCCGGCTCGGCCCTGGCCCGGTACGCGCGCATCCGGAAGAGCAACGGCAACGAGGCGATCCTGTGGCCGGGCAAGCGCAGCCGCATGGGCATCACCGCGAACACCGAGCGCGCCGCTCACGGTCCGCCCCTCGACCTCGGCTTCATCGACGAGGCGTTCGCGCACGAGGATGACCGGCTGGAGCAGGCGTTCTCCCCGGCGATGCTGACCCGGCCCATGGCGCAACTGTGGTGGGCGTCGGCCGGCGGCACGACGAAGAGCGTGTGGCTGAACAAGAAGCGGGAGACGGGCCGGGCCTTGGTCGAGGCCCTGTTCGCCGCGCTCGCCGAGGACCTCGGCGCTGTGCGCCCTGCGTCCGCGTACTTCGAGTGGTACGCGCCGGAGGACATGCCGCGCGATGACCCGGCCACGTGGGCGGCGACTCTGCCCGCGCTGGGGCACACGGTCACGGTGGACGTCATCCGCTCCGAGCTGGAGAAGATGGCCAGTGACCCGAGCGGCTTCGACCGGGCCTATCTGAACCGCACCAGGAAGCCGGTTCCTCCGAGCGACCCGAACGTGCCGAAGGAGAAGTGGCCCGGGCTGGTCGACGCAGACAGCCGGCCGGATCCGGTGAGCGTGGCGCTGGCCATCGACGTGTCGCAGGACCGGAAGCGGGCGGCGATCAGCGCGGCGTCTCTGCGGCCGGATGGCCGGGTGCACGTCGAGGTCGTGGCGCACCGGCCGGGTACGGACTGGGTGGTGCCCGCCGTGGCGAGGCTTCACAGGCTGTGGAAGCCGGTGGCTGTGGCCGTCGCTTCTGGGTCGCCTGCCGCTTCGCTCATCGACGACCTGGTGACTGCGGGCATCGACGTGCCCAAGGACAAGGGAGCCCCCGAGCGGGGGGACCTGGCCGTGATGCGGTCGGGCGACATCACCGAGGCGTGCGGGCAGTTGGCGGACGCGATGAACCAGGGCGCTCTTGCCCACCTCGACCAGGTGCCGCTGACTGCTGCGGTGAACGGGGCGAGGACCCGGCGGCAAGGGGATGCCTGGACGCTGGACCGGACGAACTCCCTGGTGGACATCAGTCCGTTGTGTGCGGCCACGTTCGCCCGGTGGGCGCTGCTGATCCGCGGCCCGCACGTCATCGAGGACTACGACATCGCGGACTCGTTCGCGTGAGAGGGGGCACGCCGTGGGCGCCTGGTCCAGGCTGAAGGGCGCGTTCACCCGCGACGCGCAGATCTCATCTCCCGAGGACCTGCTCGCCCAGGCTCGCGGGCAGCGGACCCACCGGACGCCCGTCACCAACGACACGGCGCTGCGGAACGCCGCGGTGTGGGCGGCCCTGCGCTTGCGCGCGGACCTGGTGTCCTCGTTCCCGATCGACGTCTACCGGTACGTAAACGGCATCCAGGTCGAGGTGCCCAAGCCACCCGTCCTCGTCACACCCGGGGGCAGCGAGGTCGGCGTCCGCGAGTGGATGTACTCCACCGAGTTCGACCTCGACCGCGGCGGCAACTGCTTCGGCCTGATCACCGAACGGACCGGCGTCATCGGACCGGACGGCCGCGGCCTGCCCGGGCGCATCGACCTGGCGGAACTGAACGCGGTCACCGTCCGCGGCACCGGGGCGACGATCACAAAGTTCGTCATCAACGGCAAGGAGTACGACCCCTGGGAGGTCTGGCACGAGAAGCAGTACACCGTGGCCGGCGTCCCGCTCGGGCTGTCCCCCGTGGCCTACGCCGCGTGGACGATCGAGGAGTCGCTGTCCGCGCAGCAGTTCGCGCGTGACTGGTTCGCCAGCGGCGCCGTGCCGCTGGCCGAGCTGAAGAACACCTCCAAGACCGTGGACAAGGAAGGCGCCCGCGTCGCGCGCGAGAACTTCCGGGCGGCCGTCGACTCCAGCGGCCTGTTCGTCCACGGAATGGACTGGGAGTACAAGCCGATCCAGGCTGTCGCCTCGCAGTCCTCGTTCCTCGAGGCCCGCCAGTACGGGGCGGCCGACATCGCCCGGTTCTTCGGCGTCCCCGGCGACCTGATCGACGTGGCCGTCTCGGGCGGCAGCGTCACCTACGCCAACATCGGCCAACGCAACCTCCAATTCCTGATCATGAATCTCGGGCCGGCCGTCGCCCGCCGCGAGGACGCCTTCAGCCGGAAACTCGTCTCCGGCCCACGGTTCGTGAAGCTCAACACCGACGCGCTGCTGCGCATGGACCCCGAGGCCCGCGCCCGCACGATCGGCATGCAGATCACCAACCGCACGCTCGCGCCGTCCGAGGCCCGGGCCCTGGAGAACCGGCCGCCCTTCACCGAGGACCAGCTCGCCGAGTTCGACCGGCTCTTCGGCTCGCGGTCCGTACCCGCGCCACCCACGACCGCCGTACCGGGAGCTACGTCATGACCACACCCGCGCTCGCCGCCGCCGCGGCCGAACGAGCACAGCACGTCCGCCAGCGCGCGGACCGTCCCTCGCGGCGCCGCTGCGCCGAGCACGTCGGCGCCCGGGCCACCGTGCGGGCCTCGCTGTCCGGTGTCCAGGTCCGCGAGAGCGGCGACACCGGCGCCCTGGAGTTCGTCGGCCGCGCCTCGGTGTATGAGCAGTCCTACGAGATGTGGGACATGTTCGGCCCGTACACCGAGATCGTCACCAACGGCGCCGGGGCCGACTCGCTCGCCCGCGCCGATCTCGACGTGCCGCTCGTCCTGGGCCACGACCAGCTGCGCCGCATGGCCCGCACCACCACCGGCACGCTGTTCCTGACGGAGAGCGCCGAGGGCCTGGACGTGCGCGCGCCCGCGCTGGACCCCGCAGACGTCGACGTCGCGTACATCACGCCGAAGCTGCGCGCCGGCCTGATCGACGAGATGTCCTTCGCGTTCCGGATCGAGTCGGGCCAGTGGTCCCCGGACTACACCGAGTACCGCATCAACCGGTACGACATCCACCGCGGCGACGTCGCGATCGTCGGCTACGGCGCCAACCCGTACACCGGGGCGAGCATGCGCCAGCCCGGGACCGCGCCGACGAACAGCCGTGCGCGGGCGCTGCTGGAGATCGCGCTCGCCCGCTGACCCCTGATCTTCCCGCCGCCCGGCGGGAGCTACTGCCCTGCGCTCTGCGCGCACGAGACCGCCCGGCGCCATGCCTCGGGCGGCCGTCTGTCATGGACCGGGGCGCCTGGAATCCACGAGAGAGAGGACCGACGAGATGACTCTCGCCGAGCTGATCGCCCAGGCGCGCACCGCGCTGGACACGGCGATCACCGCACGACAGCAGGAGCAGGACGCGCTGATGGCGCTGCGCTCCGACGAGAACCTGACCGAAGAGGCGGTCACCGCGCGGGTCGCCACCCGCGACGCCGCCGACGCCGAGATCACCCGCCGCCAGGAAGCGCTCGCCGCGCTCGAGGCGGAGCAGGCCCGCGAGGACGAGATCGCCGCCCTGTCCGCGCGCACCGTCCCGGCCGCCACCCGGGCGCCGGCCTACGACCAGGTCCACCGGGTCGGCCAGGACGAGCGGACCTACCGGCCCGACCAGGACCGCCGCGGCGCACAGTTCGAGCGTGACGTCGCCGCCGCTTTCATGGGCGACTACGACGCCCAGGGGCGCCTCGCCCGGCACATGCAGGAAGAGCGCGTCGAGCGCGGCAACCAGCTCGAGCGCGCAGCCGGTACGGCCGCGTTCGCCGGTCTGGTGGTCCCGCAGTACCTGACCGACATGTACGCCCCGGCCGCCGCGGCAAAGCGCCCGTTCGCCGACGCGTGCACGCGGCACGACCTGCCGCCGTCGGGCATGACCGTCAACCTGTCCCGGATCACGACGTCCACCGACACCGGCCTGCAGGCGTCGGAGAACTCGAACGTCACCGAGCAGGACATCGACGACACGCTGCTGACCATCAACGTCCAGACGAACGCCGGACAGCAGACCCTGTCCCGCCAGGCGATCGAGCGCGGCGCCGGCGTCGAGGCCGTCGTCCTGGACGACCTGTTCCGCCGGTACAACACCCGCCTGGACAACACGCTCCTGAACCAGGCGACCAACGGCCTGACCAACGTGGCCACCAGCGTCGCCTACACCGACGCCTCGCCCACCGCGGCCGAGCTGTACCCGAAGGTGCTGGAGGGCCTGGCGGGCATCGAGGCCGCGATGCTCGACATGGCGTCCGGGGACAACCTGGCCGTCATGCACTCGCGGCGCTGGTACTGGATGCAGAACGCGCTCGGCTCCACGTGGCCGCTCATCACGCAGCCCGGCATCGTGGCCCAGACCCTCGGCGCGAACTACGCCACCAGCTACGGGGGCGGCATCCGCGGTGTCCTGCCCAACGGCACGCCGGTCGTCGTCGACAACAACATCGCGACGAACCTCGGCGCGGGCACCAACGAGGACGAGATCTACCTCGTGGACCGTACCGAGTGCCACCTGTGGGAGGACCCGTCCGCCCCGATGTTCATCCGGGCTGAGCAGACCAAGGCCGCCAGCCTCGGCGTGCTCCTGGTCGTGTACGGCTACTTCGCCTACACCCACGCCCGGTACGCCCAGGCCCGCAAGATCGCGGGCACCGGCCTGGTCACGCCGACGTTCACCGGCGTCTGATCCCCCGCCGCGAGGGCCCGCCTCAACCGGGCGGGCCCGCGCGGTCCACCTCCAGTTCCTGGGAGCGAAGCGATGACCGACGCACCACAGACCGACGATCCGATGGTGGCCGCGCTGCTGCGCGAGCGCGAGGGCTACGTCGGCCGCGGCATGGACGACCGGGTCGCTCAGGTCGACGAGCAGCTCCGTCTCCGCGGCGCCACGCCACCGGCCGACGACCGGACGTCCGAGGCGTCGACGCGGTCGACGCCGCCGAAGGGCCGGCGCGCACGCAGCACGGACAAGGCGTGACGTGGCCAACGAGTACGTCACCCTTGAGGAGTTGAAGCGGCAGTTCAGCCTGGAGGCGGACGACGACAGTCGCGACGAGGACCTGAACCGCGCCCGGGCCTCCGCCTCGCGCAGCATCGACAAGACCACCGGCCGCCGCTTCTGGCTCGACCCGGTGCCCGTACAGCGGACGTTCAACCCGCGGGGCCGGATCGTCCGCGAGGACGACGGCGACCTGTTCCTGATCGACGACGTCGGCAGCGCCGCCGGCCTCGTGGTCGAGATCGGGGCGGGTGCCTCGTGGTCGGCGGTCACCGGGTTCGAGACCAGCCCGGACAACGCGCTCGCCGATGGCAAGCCCGTCACCGGTCTGCTCCAGCCGCTCGGCACGTGGGGCACGGTGACATCCCGCCTCCGGGTTACCGCACAGTTCGGATGGCCTGCCGTTCCGGACGACATCCACGAGGCGGCGCTGATCCAGGCGTCACGGCTGTACAAGCGCAAGGACTCGCCCGAGGGGATCATCGGCTCGGCCGAGTGGGGCGTGCGCAACCTCAGCCGCCGGGACCCGGACGTGTGGGCGTTGATCGAGCCGTACATCATCCCCGGATTCTGAGGAGCCTCACGTGCAGATCTCCGCTGTCCGCGACGCGCTCGCCACGGCGGCCCGGGCCGTGGTCCTGCCGAGCGGGCTGCCCGCCCTGACGTGCTCCGGCTACGTGCCGGACAGCGTCATCGCGCCGCACTTCTTCGTGGCCGAGTACGAGCAGGACTTCGACAAGGCGATGGCCCGGGGCCTGGACGAACTCGTCTTCACCACGCGACTGCTGGTCAGCCGGGCGGACGACCGGGCCGCCCAGCAGGTCCTCGACCTGATGCTGTCCGGCGCGGGCCCGGCCTCGCTGAAACAGACCATCGAGCTGGCCCGCGGGGCGCCCGGCGAGTACGCGCTCGGCGGCCTGGCCCACGACCTGCACGTGCAACGCGTCCAGGGCTACCGCTGGTACGAGCACGCGGGCGCCACCTACGTCGGCGCCGAACTGATGATCAAGGTGATCGGAGAGGGGAACTGATGCGGATCCGCATGCTCGTCGAGATGCCGGAAGGCGCGACCCGCAACGGCGTGCCGTGGCCGGCCAAGGGTGAGGCGGTAGACCTGCCGACGGCGGAGGCCGCGCACCTGGTCGCCGCCGGCGTCGCCGAGGAAGCCACCGACGAGGACGACGCCCAGGCCCCGGCCGAGGCGAAGTCCCGCCGCCGCAAGGCGGCCGACACTGAGGGCGAGGCGCCATGAGCAAGGCCATCCTGACGAACGTCAGGTGTTTCGCGGTCGGCGTCGACCTCACCAGCCAGTCCAACAAGATCGAACTGTCTTCGGAGGTCGAGGACAAGGACGCCACCAACTACGGGTCCGGCGGCTGGAAGGAAGTCCTCGGCGGTCTGGGCTCGGCCGAGCTGAGCGGCGAGGGACAGTGGGAAGCGGGCGACACCACCAAGGTGGACGACGCGTCCTGGTCGCAGCTCGGCGGCGTCGGGCCCTGGTCGGTGAGCGCGAACAACGGCGCGGCCGTCGGCGACCTGGCGTATTTCATGGGCGCGCTCCGCTCGGATTACACGCTGTTCGACGCGGTCGGCGAGATCGCGCCCTGGTCCGGCACGGCGAAGTCCGCGAGCCCGCTGGTGCGCGGCCAGTTCGCCCACCCGCCCGGGACCGCCCGGACCGCCACCGGTACGGGCACCGGCCTGAACCTCGGGGCGGTCATCGCGGGCAAGCGGCTGCACGCCGCGCTGCACGTGCTGTCCGCGTCCGGCACCACGCCGAGCATCACCGCCCGCGTGGAGTCCGCCCCGGACAACACCTTCGCGGCGCCGACGACCCGGCTCACGTTCGCCGCAGCGACGGCGCCGGGCGGGCAGCTGCTGCGCACCGCTGGGACGGCCATCACCGACACGTGGTGGCGGATCGCCTGGACGATCTCCGGCACTACGCCCAGCTTCCTGTTCGTGTCCTCGCTCGGCATCCAGTAACCCGCCAAACCCACCTGCCCGGCCCGCATCCGGGGCCGTCGCCACTGCCCTGGAAGGGGACCCCTGTCATGGCCAAGATGGTCCTGCTCGCCCAGTACCTGTCGATCAACGGAACCGTTCTCAGCTCGAACACCAAGAAGGCCGAGCTGTCGGTCGAGGTCGAGGACAAGGACGTGACGAACTTTGCGTCCCTCGGCTGGAAGGAAGTCCTCGGCGGTCTGAAGTCCGGTGAGCTGGCGTGCGAGTTCCTCCAGGACTTCGCCGCCACCCAGCTCGACTCGATCATGTGGCCGCTGCTCGGCACGGTCGTCGCGTTCGAGGTGCGCGCCGACCAGGGCGCGGTGTCCACCTCCAACCCCAAATACACCGGGTCCATCCTGATCAAGGGATGGAACCCGATCGAGGGCAGCGTCGGTGACGAGGCCACGTCCGGGCTCACCTTCCCGACCTCGGGTGCGGTGACCCGGGCGACCGTCTGATGGCCGGCGGTGGGCCGCCGTTCTCTCTGCGCGTCGAGACGCACGACGGCCTCGCCGCCCTGGTCCGCGCGATCCGCGCCGAGGAGGACGGCAAGGAGCTGCGTAAGGAACTCGCGAAGAACATGCGCGACGCCCTCAAGCCCGGTGCGCAGGAAGCGAAGTCCTCGATCATGTCGATGTCTTCGGGTGGCCTGCGCACCTCGCCCGCCCTGCGGTCCTCCGTCGCCAAGAAGATCAGGCCGGAGGTCAAGCTCGGCGGACGCTGGTCCGGAGCCCGGGTGAAGGCGTTCAAGACGAAGAACGTCCGCGGTTTCCCGAACGCGCCGAAGCGGTTGAACAGGGCGTCCGGCTGGCGGCACCCGGTGTACGGGAACCGCGAGGTGTGGGTCCAGCAGCGCGGCAAGGTCGACTGGTTCGACAGATCGTTCGCCGGCCGCGAGGGCGTCTACAGGGCCGCGGTCGAGCAAGCGATGGAAGACATGGCTCGGCGGATCGCCGCCCGGGCCCGATAGGAGCACGATGTACCTGGTCTACAGCCCCGAGGGCCAAGAAGAGCCCACGCGCTGGAAGTACAACCCGCGCAAGATGATGTCGGCCGAGCGGGAGGCGATCGAGCGCCGCACCGACCGCAACTGGTCGGAGTTCACCAAGGACGTCGTCCAGGGCAGCAGCCTGTGCCGGAGGGCGCTGCTCTTCACGTTCCTCAAGCGGGACCACCCGGGCGTGAAGTGGGACGACGTCGACTTCGCCTGGGATGAGCTGAGCCTGGAGTACTCCAAGGCTGAGCTGATCGAGATGCGGTCCACGGTCGCCGACACGGTGTCCGGCAGCGAGGCCGCGGCCATCCTGGAGAAGCTCGACGCCGAGATCGCCGAGGCCTTCGAGGATCCCGAGGACGAGGGAAAAGCACAGCTGCCCGTCGCCGACTGAGCAGGCTCGGCGACGCCGCGCACCTGCTGCACATGCGGCCGCGCGACTGGGACACATGCACGGTCGAGGAAACCGACGTGCTCCTGGACTGGCTCGACGCCTACGAAGAGGCGCAGCGCAAGGCCAACGAAGAACTGAAAAGGGGCTGACGCCCCCTTCCTGAAGGGGGTGCGTCGTGAGCGACACCTCGCTCGTCTTCAACCTGGTCGCCCGCGAGCGCGTGTCCGAGACCCTCGGCCAGGTGCGGGAGAAGTTCGACCAGGCGGCCACCGGCATCGCGGCCGGCGTCGCCGGAGCGCTCGGCGTCGGCGTCGCGGCGGCGATGGACATGTCCGCGGCCAACGCGAAGTTGGCCGCGCAGCTGGGCGTCGGTCCGGAGAAGGCCGCCAGCCTGGCCAAGGTCACCGCCAGCGTGTACTCCAACGCGTGGGGCGACTCGGTCGAGACGGTCAACGAGGCCATCCGCGGCGTCTACCAGAACATCGGGGACACCTCGAGCGCCAAGGGCGGTCTGGAGGGGCTGACCACCAAGGCCCTGGCCCTGGCCGAGACGTTCGACCAGGAGGTCGGGCCGACCACCGTGGCCGTGGGCCAGATGGTCAAAACGGGCCTGGCGAAGAACGCGGACGAGGCGTTCGACATCCTGGCCAAGGGTTTCCAGACCGGCGCCAACAAGGCCGATGACCTGCTGGACACCTTCAACGAGTACTCGACCCAGTTCCGCGACATGGGCATCGACGGGCGGATGGCCATGGGCATCATCGGCCAGGGCCTCAAGGGCGGCGCCCGGGACGCCGACATCGTGGCCGACGCGATGAAGGAACTGAACATCCGCGTCAAGGACGGCAAGTCCGCGGCGCCCGCCCTCAAGACCCTTGGCCTGTCGGCCAAGGACATGGCGGCAGCATTCAACGAGGGCGGCCCCAAGGCCACCAAGGCCCTCGACACCATCACCGACAAGCTGCGCGGGGTGAAGGACCCCACGGAGCGCTTCACGCTCGCCCAGCAGCTGCTCGGTACCCAGTCGGAGGACCTGTCCAAGGCCCTGTTCGCGATCGACCCGTCGGCCGCCGTCGGCTCCCTGGGCCAGGTCGACGGTGCGATGGACAAGACCGCCAAGACCATCGAGAACTCCCCGGCCAAGGCCCTGGAGAAGTTCAAGCGCACGGCCATGACCAAGCTGGCCGAGGTCGGTGGCGGATTCGTGAAGTTCGCCATGGAAAACCAGAGCGTCTTCAAGCCGCTGGCCTACACCCTGACCGGACTGGCCGCCACCGTGCTGGTGGTCAAGGCGGCAATGATCACCTACTCGGCCGTCTCGGCCGTGGTGACCGCCGCCAACGCGGCCATCACCTGGTCCGGATGGGGCGTCATGGCCACCTGGGTGCGAATGAACGTCATGGGCCTCATGGCCTACGCCCGGATCGCGGCCGGCGCCGTGGCGTCCGCGCTGACCACCGCCGCCGCGTGGACCGGATCGGCGCTTGTCTCCATCGCCACGTGGACAGCAAGGGTCGTGTGGTCGGCAGTCACAGCCACCGCCCGCTACGCGCTGATGGCGGCGCGCGCGGTCGCCTGGGCCACGGTCACGGCCGCCCAGTGGCTGATCGCGATGGGCCCGGTCGGCTGGGTCATCGCCACGATCATCGCCCTGACCGTCCTGATCATCGCCAAATGGGACACGATCAAGAGCTACACCGGCGCGGCCTGGAGCTGGGTGTGGTCCAAGGTCAAGGGCGCCGTCTCCGGCGTGATCGGCGCGGTCCGCCTGCTCGCCCAACTCCCCGGCCTGGTGAGCGGCTACTTCGGGCGGATGAAGACGTCCGCCGCCTCGAAAGCCACCGCGCTGGTGACGTACATGCGAGGCCTGCCCGGCCGGATCAAAGCATCGCTCGGCAGCCTGGGCTCAATCCTGGTCAGCAAGGGCGTGGCCGTGGTGCAAGGGCTCTGGTCCGGCATCAAGTCCATGGCCGGATGGATCAAGTCCAAGATCCTCGGCTGGGCCAAGTCAGCGATCCCGGGCCCGATCGCCAAGGCGCTCGGGATCGCATCGCCCTCCAAGGTCACCAAGGCGCAGGGCCGTTGGATCGCTCGAGGCCTCGTTGACGGTCTGACCGGCTCGACCAAGCAGATCAAGTCCGCGTCGCTGAAGCTGTCGGACATCATCGCCGACGCGCTCGCCCCGGGAAAGAAGCGCTCCAAGGCCCTCAGCAAGGTCAGCGTCGGGTCCAAGGCGCTGATGCGGCTGGCCGGCCAGGAAGCCGCGGTGGCCACGCGGATGAAGGCCGCGAACAAGAGGATCTCGGATCTGATCAAGGACCGGGACAAGCTCGCCGCCGATGTCCGCAAGGGCGTACTGGACGCCGCGAACATCACGCAAAGCCAGGGTGCCGAGGGACCGACCACGGCCGCCTCCATCCTGACCGGCCTGCAGGACAAGCTCGCCCAGGCGCAGAAGTGGGAGGCCGACCTCGCGCAGCTGCGTAAGAAAGGGGTGCGCGGTGACCTGATCCAGCAGATCGCGCAGGCCGGCGTCGAGCAAGGATCCGCGGCCGCCGCAGCGCTCGCCCAGGCGGACAAGCTGACGATCAAGCAGATCAACTCCACGCAGGGCTCCCTCGTCTCGGCCGCCGACCGCGCCGGGGCAACCGCCGGGGACGCGATGTACGGGGCCGGTATCCACGCGGCGCAAGGCATCGTCAAGGGGCTGAAGAAGGAACAGGCCGCGATCGAGCGGCAAATGCTGAAGATCGCAAAGGGCATGCAGTCGGCTATCCGCAAGGCGCTGGGGATCAAGTCCCCGTCGACCCTGATGGCCGACACCGTGGGCCGGTTCATCCCGCCCGGCGTCGTGGCCGGCATGAAGCAGACCACGCCGCTGCTGGAGTCGGCGATGCGCGGACTGGTCAAGCCCGAGCTGGCCGCACCGTCCCGGCCGCTCACCGCCGCAGGCATGGCGCCGCTGATGGGTGGCCAGGCCGGTGGCGGTGTCGTCCGCGTCATCGTCGACACCACGGGCGCAGAGGGCGACGTGAAGAAGCTGTTCCGCAAGATGGTCCGGGTCGACGGCCGCGGCTCCGTCCAGATCCTGACCGGCAGCCACAACTAGGAAGGGGGCCCGGCGTGGCGTTCCCGCAGACCCCGCTCGCTGTCCAGATCGAGGCCCAGATCGGCGGGGTCTGGACCGACATCACGACGGACGTCTACACCGAGAACCGGATCGTCATTGAGCGGGGGCGGCCCGACGAGGGCTCGCGCACCGACCCCGGCAAGATGACCATGGTTCTCAACAACCGCTCCGGGAAGTACAGCCCGAAGAATCCCCTGTCGCCGTACTTCGGGCTGATCGGCCGCAACACGCCGATCCGGGTGTCGACGCTCGCGGGGTCGCAGTTCCTGCGGCTGCCCGGGGCGTCGGCCGACTTCGCGAGCACGCCGCACGTCACCGCCCTGGGGATCACCGGGGACATCGACGTGCGCATGGACGCGCAGCTGCTGAACTGGCTGGACGCCAACGAGGCCGGGGCGGTGTCCACCACCGAGCTGGTGGGCAAGCACAACGCGGCCTCGAAGTCCTGGTTCCTGGGGGTGCGCGGCAACCGGCTGTTCTTCGAGTGGTCGGCCGACGGCACGAACGCGCTGTCGGCCTCGTCCACCGTCGAGCTGGTCGTGCCGCCCTCCGGGCGCCTGGCGGTGCGCGCCGCCCTCGACGTGAACAACGGCGCGGGCGGGCGCACCATCACGTTCTACACCGCGCCCTCGGGCACGGCCGGGCCCTGGACGCAGCTCGGCGCGGCCGTCGTCCAGGCCGGGACAACCTCGCTGTTCAACGCCACCACGGTCCCGCTGCGCGTCGGCCAGGCGACGAACGTCACCTTCACCACGGCCGCGGGCGTCTGCATGGGCGTCGAGGTGCGCTCCGGCATCGGCGGCACCGTCGTCGCGAACCCCGACTTCACCGCCCAGACCATCGGCGTCACCTCGTTCGTGGACGGCGCCGGCCTCACCTGGACACTCAACGGCGGCACGCAGATCACCAACCGGCGCACCCGGTTCATCGGCGAAGTGAGCAGCTGGCCGTCCCGGTGGGACGTCTCCGGCAAGGACGTCCGCGTGCCGATCGAGGCCGCGGGCGTCCTGCGCCGGTACGGGCAGGGCAAGAAGAGCCTGGAGTCGACGCTGCGGCGCCGCATCCCGTCCGGCAGCCCGCTCGCGTACTGGCCGTGCGAGGACGGCGAGGGCGCCACCCAGGCCTACAGCCCCATCACCGGAGTGCGCCCGCTCCAGCTCAAGGGCTTCGACATGGCCTCCGGCGACTCCCTCGCCGGGTCCGGCCCGCTGCCCGCCATCCAGGGCGGTGCCACGCTGGCCGGGTCGGTGCCCGCGCCCGCGGGCTCGCCGACCCAGTGGCACACCGAGTTCGTGTACCGCATCCCCAGCGCCCTCGGCACGACACGCACGCTCCTGCAGTGGCTGGGAACCGGCACCGTCCGCCGGTGGCAGCTCCAGATCACCAGCACCGGCGCCAACGTGATCGGCTACGACGCCGACAACAACAACATCACGTCCTCGCTCCTGGTCCTGGGATCGAGCGTCGTGAACGCGTGGACCAGGTGGCAGCTGTTCGCCGTCCAGAACGGCGGAAACGTGGACTGGACCGTCACCTACGTTCCGATCGGCGGGGCGGGTGGCGGAGCCACCACCAGCTTCGCCGGGACGGTTGGGCGCATCTCCGGAGTGTCCGGCCCCGAGTCCTACAGCAGCGACCTGAACGGGACATTCATCGGGCACATCGCCGCGTTCACCACGGCCGGCACGGTCGTCTACAACAACGCCGACCTCGGCTTCGCGGGCGAGACCGCGGGCGTGCGCCTGCGCCGCCTCGCCGCCGAGGAGGGCAAGCCGATCACGGTCCACGGCGACACCACCGACGAGGAGCTGCTCGGCCCGCAGCGCGCCCGCACGTTCCTGGACTTGGTCGAGGAGTGCGCGGACGTCGACGGCGGCATCCTCTACGAGCGGCGTGGTGTGCTCAACCTGGCGTACCGGGACCGGGTGTCGATGTACAACCAGACGCCGGCGCTCGCCCTGGACTACCTCGCGCCGGGCCACATCGCCCCGCCGCTGGAGCCCGCCCCGGACGACCAGGACGTGCGCAACGACATCGAGATCTCGCGCGAGGGCGGCTCCACGGAGCGGGCCGTGCTGGAGACCGGAGCCCTGTCCATCCAGGCTCCGCCGGACGGTGTCGGACCGTATGACGAGTCGCTCACGCTCAACCTCTACGACGACAGCCAGCCGTCCGCGCACGCCGGGTGGAGGCTGCGCCTGGGCACGATCGACGACGCCCGCTACCCGGAGGTCAACCTCGACCTGGCCGCAGCGCCGTCCCTGATCGACGCGGTCACGGCGCTGGAGATCGGCGACCGGGTCACCATCGCCAACCCGCCGGCCTGGCTGCCGCCCGGGCCGATCGACCTGATCGTCATGGGCTACACCGAGACGATCGGCCACCCAACGGACTGGGATCTCACGCTCAACTGCACGCCGGCCGCGCCGTGGAACGTCGGGTGGATCGGGGACGCGACTAGCGCCCGCACGTCCCGCGAGTTCGGATGGACCGACGGCGACACCAGCCAGCTGGTCAGCGCCCTCGCGTCCGGTGACACGGTCGTGCCGCTGCTGACGAACAGCGGGCCGGTGTGGTCCGGCGCAGTCTCCGACACCCCTTGGGACTGGACCGTGGGCGGCGAGACCATCACCGTCACCGCGCCCGGCACGCTGCTGAACCCGAACCCGTTCTTCGACAGCACCGTCACCAACTGGACGGCCCAGAGTTCGTCGATCGCCTGGTCTTCGGCGGCCGTGTGCCCGCACCCGCGAGCCAGGGGCTCGCTGCGCATCACCCCGGACGGTGTGTCCGCGACCGGCGGCGCGCTCGGCGACCTGACCGGGGTCGGCAGCATCAACCCCGGGGGCGTGTACGTCCTGTCGGCCTGGGTCATGTCCCCCGGCGGGTCCTCGGATCTCCAGCCCGCGGTGGACTGGTACACCTCCGGCGGCGCGCTCATCTCCAGCGCGACCGGATCGAGCATGCCCGCCACGGCCGGCCTGTGGACCTACCTCGAGCAGCAGTTCACCGCGCCGTCCACCGCGTCCCAGGCCCGGGTACGGATGCGGCACGGCGGCACGCCCGCGGCCTCGAGCATCTGGTACGTGTGGGCCGCGCGGATCACCCGCCCCAAGGCGTCATGGCTGTACGACCAGTTCGGCCGGACGGTGGCCAGCAACTGGGGCACCTCCGACTCCGGACTCACCTGGACCCGCTCGGGCGGCTCGGCCACCGACTACAACGTCAACTCCAGCGGGTACGCCGGGCACATCTTGTCCACCCTCGACACGTCGCGGCGCACCTCCGTGGCCGCGATCCACGCGGACAGCGACACCTATGCGGACATCACCACGAGCGCGCTCGCCACGGGCGACAGCCTGTACGGCGCGCTCTGCGCCAGGATGCCCGACGCCAGCAACATGTACCTGGCCCGGGTCGAGTTCACCACGGCGAACACGATCATCCTGTCCATCCGCAAGATCGTTGCGGACGTGCAGACCTCGCTCGGATCGGTCACCCTGCCGCGCATCACGCACGTGGCCGGGCAGTGGCTGAGCGTCCGGTTCCAGGTCCAGGGCACCGCGCTGCGGGCCAAGGCCTGGCTGTCCGGGGCCGTCGAGCCCGGGCCGTGGCACATCGACGTCACGGACAGCGCGCTCACGGCCGCCGACCCGATCGGCACCCGCTCGATCCGGTCGACCGGCAACACCAACGCGGCCACGGTCGAGGTCAGGTACAGGGCGTTCGACGTGATCAACCCGCAGCTGTACACCGTGGCTCGCGCGGCCAACGGCATCGTCAAAGCGCAGGCTGCGGCGGCTCCGGTCGCGCTCGCCACGCCCAGCTACGTCGCCCTGTAGGAGGCGCACAGTGGTCCTCTATCAACCCGGACAGCGGCTCACCTGGCAGCGACTCCAGTCGGGCAGCCCGACCGACATTGCCAGCTACGTCCCGGTCATCACCAACCACGGCACGGCCGTCTTCAGCATCCAGACCGGCCTCTACACGATCACCGATATCTGGGTGGACGTGATCTGCTTCCTGGCCGTGACCACAGCCGGAAGCGGCAGCGGCATCGTCACGATCGACATGCCCACGAACGTCGACCGCACCGTCCGCCAGGCTCTCACCGTCCACGCCGAGACCCTCGGCGTCAACGGCAACGGCGCCTCGACCGGCGGCACGATCCGCGGCGGCGAATGCGTCTTTTTCACGGGCGGCTCCGGCGCCCGCGCCGACCGCATCCGTGTCGACGACAGCGACGGCGACGGCGAGAACAACGTGCTCGGCGTCGACCTCAAGAGCGGTGCCCTGGTCATCATCCAGGGCCGCTACCGCCGCGCCTGACCAACCCCCACACCGCCCGCCCCGAGCCGACTGGCCGGGGCCTTTCTCATGTCTGGAGTCCGCATGGCCATACCCCTGTCCGCTGCCAAGTTCCTGGCCGCCCTCAAGGGCGAGGGTGTGAAGGTCGTCGAGGTCGGCGACTGGGAGCACCACAACCGCGAGGGCCACGGGGCGTGGGGGCCCGTGCACGGCGTCATGGTCCACCACACCGTCACCAAGGGGACCGCGGCCACGGTCGCCATCTGCCGTGATGGATACGCCGCCCTGCCCGGTCCGCTGTGCCACGGCGTCGTCGCCAAGGACGGCACCGTCCACCTGGTCGGCTACGGGCGGGCCAACCACGCCGGCCTCGGCGACGACGACGTGCTCCAGGCCGTCATCGCGGAAAAGGCACTGCCCGCCGACAACGAGGCGAACACCGACGGCAACGCCCGCTTCTACGGGTTCGAGTGCGAGAACCTCGGCGACGGCAAGGACCCGTGGCCCGCCGTCCAGGTCGAGGCCATGGTCCGCGCGGCCGCCGCGCTGTGCCGCGCGCACGGCTGGGGCAAGGACGGTGACACCTCGGTCATCGGCCACAAGGAGTGGCAGCCGGGCAAGGTCGACCCGGCCGGGCCCGGCGTCTCGATGCCCAACATCCGCGCCCGTGTCGCCGAGCGGCTGAAGCACCCCGCGAGCTGGTCGCCCGGCACGACGCCCGCGCCGGCACCGAAGCCGCCCACGACCGAGGAGCGGATCGCCGCCCTGGAGAAGCGCGTCACCGCGCTTGAGAAGAAGTGAGGATCAGCATGAAGATCTCCAGCATCGCCAAGTCGATCGTGGCCGGGCTCGCGGCCGGCGCTTCCGTCGCTGCCACCGCCGTGCAGGACGGGACGCTCACGACAGGGGAGGGCGTGACCATCGCGCTCGCCGTGCTCGCCGCCTGGGGCATCACCTGGGCGGTGCCGAACCGGCCGTCCGCAGGTGCCTGATGGGCGCCCCGGTCCCGGACCCGGGCGTGTACATCCCGCCCGCGCAGATGTACCAGGAGCTGAGATCTCTGAGCGACGGCCTGGTCAGAGTGGAGACCAAACTCGACGGCATCGGCCAGGGGCTCACCGAGCTCGGCAAGGACGTCGCGGATCACGAGACCCGGATCCGCACGCTGGAGAAGGCTCGCTGGCCACTGCCGACCATCGGCGCGCTTGCTGGCGTGGCTGGCGCGGCGACCGGCGTGGTGGCACTCCTCGCCCGCTGAAACGGAACCCGTAACGAAACGCGGCCCCGCTCTCCTCCGGGAGGGCGGGGCCGTTTCGTCATGTCCGGGGGTCGGCGACGAACGAGCCCATGCCCGGGGTGGTGACGAGCAGCCCCTCGTCCCGGAGCGCGGCCGTGGCTTTGCGGACCGTTCCGCGGGCGACGCCGAACTCGGCCTCGAGCTGCACCTCGGAGACGAGCGTGCGAGGCTGCAGCTCGCCGCTGGCGATGCGGGCGCGGAGCACGTCGGCGATCTGCTCCCATTTGGGTCGTGTCGGGTCGAAGTCGATCAC